TAGAAACCAGCCCAGCTACGCCTCGGCGCGGCAAGTATTCTTTTCGTCGCCTCCCCAGCCAGCCACATGGCCCTGGAACGGTCCTTCGCAATGAACGACAACTCAACACTGGAGATGTCGGTGAAGGAGTCCGTCAGGTAACCTGCGTCCCTGTGCAGGAGGATGTAGTCGAAGTCTTTAATTTTGTAGCGACGCTTCGCGGTGGTCATGTTCTCGAAGCGGTCGAAAGCTTTTTCCCTTGAAGTGCCTATTTGTTTCGGGCCAACCAGGTCTTCCAGGATGGCCGCCACAATGCGCTCCCAGTCGGGCATGGTGTAGTCATCCAACTGCCTCAACCTCCCTCATGGCTTTGCTCAGAGCCTTGGCTCGCTTCTCCTTGGCAATGAGCGCTGGCCAGAAACGCTCCGGGTTTGTCGAGTAAATCTCAAACGTGGCACGGTCAACTTGGACGCCGCCGGGGATTACTTTGCGCACCCGCAGAGTGTCACGCAACCGCTGGTCCCTCTCTCTGTCGTGGCGCTCACCTATTGCTTTCTTCAGCGCCTTCTTCGTGGACCAGGCTTTACGGAACAATTCCGCGCGGAGGGCTGGGCTGTTAAGGAGTAGCTGTCCCATGCCGTAGAAATCAGAGAAGTACAGAACACCTGGACGCCGACCGGAGGCTTGCCTGTCTAGGCGCTTCTGGTTGAAGGAGTCGTTGATTTTGGTTACGTCATACCTAGGTGTAGTCGACATGCTTCACCTCCACCCTCGCCAGGAAAACCTCTTTACCGCCGACAACGTGCGTCCACGGCGACACATAGTCGTTGTGCGCTTCACCCTCGACAATGTAAACCTGCTGCGACCCGTCATAAGCAGTGAAAACAACCAGATCATCCGTGCGAATGTCGTCGGTTGGATCGCAGTACATGGTTTTACCGTCGTAGGTTCCGCGGTTGTTGGCCTGCGTCGTTGTCAAATCTTGAGTTGTACGCGGCGCCACCACGGCGCCGTAAATCTTGTGGTGGAACTCAGAACCCGCTAGGGCACCGGCGACATACTCCTGGTCGCCGAAATCATCCTGGTCGTAGTCCTGAAACTGGTTTCGTTTGCGCCGCCAGATTTCGACGTCACCGGAGAAACCAGCCCTGAAAGCAATAGAGCTCATCGGTACCCCCTCCATCCGCGTCGGGGTTTAGCCACCCGCGCGTAGGGGGTTTTCATGCGGGCCGACAAGGTTTTAGTCTTGTTGTAGCCCTGTAGCAGCAGAGCAATCTGCTCTAGTTCTTCCCGACTGAACCAGGCTTTACCGGGGTCTTCACTGTCGTAGCGACTATAGGCGAATGGCCCCATCGTCTCGGACGAGAAGCCGTCCGGGTTTTGCGCGATTTTGCGCGCGGCGTTGGTGACCGCTGCCTCGACGAAAAGACGCAAGGGAGCGTCCTCCGGCGAGGCGTCAAAAGCTGGCTTCAGTGTCGGGAAGCGACCCGACAGCCAGGCGGAAATCATCTCCAGGTATGCCTGAAGTTGGGCTAGGCGTTTACCCTCGACCGTGCCTTTGGTCACGAACAACGCCACCCGCTCGGCAGGGACATAGGTAAACGCCAATTAACTAGCCTTCCTCAGACTCATCCGCGCCAAGCTGGCTGGCCAACTCAGGGATGGATTCGATTACTTCTTCGATGATTTCGTCGCGGCTCATGCTGGCCGGGATGACGAGACCCTTGGATTCCGCGAAGTTCTTCCACGTTGCTTTAGCGGCGTTGCGCTTCGGAACTTCCAGTTCAGCCTCCGGCTGTGCCTCCGGTTCAGGGGTGCCCTGGGGCAGGTCCGCTGGGCCAGTCTGGGCCACAACAGGCTCGCGCTCTGGGGTCTCTGTAAACAGGTGGTCACCCAGCATCGGAACGGCCCAGTCGGGGGCCTCCGTGCCCGCCATGAGGCACACCAGTTCGCCAACCGCGCTGGCCTGGCGGACCACTGTGTTGTGCAGGAGGGTTTTCGCCAATTAGATCACCTTGGCTTTGAGGGTGAGGTTCGGTCGGAAGACCACAGGCAACGCAATCGCGTCGGCCTGAATCTCCAGGTTCTTCCAGTTGCCGCGCTCAATGACGCCAGCAACAATGCCCGGCAGATCGCCCTCGTGTTCGAAGCCACCAGAGTAGTGAGTGAATCCACTCATCTGGGAGGACATGGTCTGGCCCCACAAGGTCTTACCCAGCGCAGAGGAGCCGGGAGTGTCGGCTTTGCCTTCCTTGCTGGTGAAGATGATGCTGTCCAGGGGAAGAAGATTCTTCACCTCAACCTGGCCGTTGCTCAGGTTGTTTTGGCGATACTTGCGGACAGGGGTGATGCGAACCTCGGGGAGGTCGAACATGCTTGCCATTGTGGCAGCCAGGGTGGATTCGTTGATGCGACCCATCGAAGCGTCGGTGAGGGCAACCACAAACTGGTTCTGGTTGTACTTGGCCTGCTTTATGACCACAGGGTGGCGCATCAGCTTGCGAGCAACACCTTCAGGAATCCAGACGAGCTCAGGCTTTTTGCGGTTTTCCTCGCGGTAGAGGTCAACCAGGGAAGCCATGTACTCCAGTGGATCGGAGGTGTCATCCGACCACAGCTTCGGAGCCGTGGTGGTGAACTCGGCTTTACGACCGAAGTCGATTTCCTCGGTACCAGCGTTCAGCATCTGAAGCTGAATTTTGCCGTCGGCGATTGCCTGGCCACGCAGCACATCCATTGTCGCAGCGATAGCGCGGGTGGCTTCACGTACAAGGTTCTCCGCCTTGGCGTTCAGAGCGTCAGTGGTGTCGCGCTGTGCCTTAAGCAGGGTCTTCTCGTCCAGGACGTAGTTGCGACCCAAGGGCTGAATCTCGCCGCGAGCGGTCTGACGGCCACCCTTGGTGGCGGACGTCAGGTTACCGTCGAACGTGCGGAAATCCGCAATGACCAGCTCGTCCGGTTCACCGTAGTCGACCTCGAACTCCAGGTCTTGGGTGAACTCGGAAGGCAGCAGGGCCGCGAGTTCCGCTTCTTTGGTTTCGTACAGAGCGTGCTCGGTACGCGCGATGGTGGTTAGGCGCTCAGGCGTGAGCGCGTCGCGGGTTACTTCTTTGAGATCACGAATCATTTAAGCCTCGTTTCCTTTAACCAGGGTGATGTTGCTGTTGACTGCAAGGTCGGCTTCTGTGACCTTGATCGGGAGGTAGATCGCGTAGACGATACCGGAGACAACGACACCGGAGTGGTAGTGGTTAAAGAACTCTTCGCTCTGCAGATCGCGGGTCTCGCCGGGGGAGATAACAAAGCCGTCGACCTTTTTACCAGCACCCTTAGCGGTGTCGGTGAAAAGCTTGTAGTTGTCGCCGTCCTTGTACACGGGGATACCGGACTTGATCCAGCGGCCCACCTTATGGGGGCCGTCTTTCTTCAGGTCTTCGTCAATCAGAATGCGTCCGTTGAGGGAGTTGTTGACAGTGTCAATGTTCCCCATCCATCGACGATCCTCAATTGACGGTAGTTTAGGGTCTACACGCAACCCTTTACGGGAGGGGATAGTCGCCAAAATATGCTCCTATGATGGTAGGTACTTGCCGATCCCGCTCGGGGCCGACGTGCTGGCGGGCTTACTCTTCTTCGGAGGCGTCTTGGTTGCCACGGCTTTGAAAGCCAGGATTAGCTTTTCGATCGTCTCTTCGGATAGGTCGCCCTCTTCACTCGTGATTTTACCCCAGTCAAGAAAATCCCCTACAGCCTCAAAGGTGTCTTTGTCAAGCCCAGCGGAAGCAAAACTGTGTTTAACCTGCTCACGAGCCAACTTCTGACGTTCCTTGCGGAGCTTTCCCTCGGCTTCCATGAGGGCTTTCGCCGCCTCGTCGTCCTTGCCTTCTTCAGCAGGCTCTGGGGCTGCTGGATTTTCAACCGTCTTGGTCGGGGTTTCGGGAGCCGGTGTGGTGGGAGCTGGAGTCGCCTGAGTCTCTTCCTTTTGGGCTTCTTCTGCGTGCGCTGCAGCCGTAGCTAGGGCTGTTGCGGCTTCCTCTTTGGCGT